GAAATACCTCATCCATATTTAGAAGCAGAATTGTTTGATGTTAACTATGTGCAATCTGCTGACGTTATAACATTAGTGCATCCTAATCATGCACCTAGAGAATTAAGAAGACTTAGTGCAACACAATGGGAATTGCGTGTAATTGATTTTAACAGTCCATTAACTGCTCCTACAAACGTAGCAGTATCTATGTATATACCATCATCTACTTCTACAAACACAGATACTTATGTTTCACACGAATATGTTGTTACGGCTGTTAAGTCTAATTTAGTAGATGAAAGTAACCAATCAACTGCGGCATCTGTAAATAATAATATTTTTGTTTCTGGAGCGAAAAATACTATTACATGGAACGCAGTTTCTGGTGCTAGTAGATATAGAGTTTACAAACAACAAGGTGGTATATATGGATTTCTTGGTGAAACTACTTTAACAACACTTGTAGATGATAATATTGCTCCTGATTTTTCTAGAACACCACCAATCCATGAAAATGATTTTGTAGGCTCTGGTAATTATCCCGGTGCTGTATCCTATTTTGAACAACGCAGAGTGTTTGCAGGTACAAATAATGCACCACAAAATATATGGATGACGAAATCAGGTACTGAAAGTAATATGTCTTTTGGATTGCCAATACGAGATGATGATCGCATCGAGTTTAGAGTAGCTGCACGTGAAGCTAATACTATTAGACATATTGTTCCATTAACAAACTTACTTATGCTTACTGGATCAGCAGAATGGAGAGTAACTTCTGTTAATAGTGATGCAATAACACCTACATCTATATCAGTAAAACCACAATCATACGTTGGATCAAACAATGCACAACCAGTAATAGTTAATAATAGTTTGGTATATGCTGCTGCTCGTGGCGGTCATATAAGAGAACTAGGTTATAACTGGCAAGCAAATGGTTTTATTACAGGTGATTTATCTCTTCGTGCTCCGCATTTATTTGATAATTTCACAATTGTAGATATGGCTTTATCAAAATCACCTATACCTATTGTATGGCAAGTAAGTAGTAGTGGAAAATTATTAGGTCTTACATATGTTCCAGAACAACAAATAGGAGCATGGCATCAGCATGACACAGATGGAACTTTTGAAAGTGTGGCTTGCGTGTCTGAAGGAAACGATGACGTTACATATTGCATTGTAAAAAGATTTATAGATGGTGCTTTTGTTAGATATGTAGAACGCATGGGTACAAGATTATATGCAACTCAACGTGATAACTTTTTTGTAGATGCAGGTGCAACTTATAATGGTACTAATACAAACACAGGTCAAACCGTAACTATATCTGGCGGTACAAACTACACAAAAGGTGAAAGCGTTACTATAACTGCTAACTATAATTTATTTAACGCACCACCTAGTACTGATGATGTAGGTGATGCAATTGTATTGGTTGATGGTGCAAATTATTATCGTTGCAATATTACTTCTACAACAAGTCAAACAGTAGCTACAGTAAAACTTGATCGGGATTTGCCTGTAAATTTACGCAATACAGCAATAACTACATATGAAGTTGCAAGAAATGTAATATCAGGTATTACTTTTTTAGAAGGTAAAAAATTAAACATATTAGCGGACGGTGCTGTACATCCACAAAGAACAGTTGTTAATGGCTCTATTACATTAGATCGTGCGTCTAGTATCGTACATCTTGGATTACCTATTGAAGCTGATTTGCAAACTTTACCAATGGCATTACAAGTAGAAGCATTTGGACAGGGTAGAGTTAAAAATTTAAATCATGTATGGTTACGAGTATTAGAATCATCTGGTATTTTTGCAGGTCCTAGTGCAGATAAATTAGTAGAAGCAAAACAACGTACAACAGAACCATATGGAACGCCGCCAAATTTAAAAACGCAAGACATAAAAATTATGCTTACACCACAATGGCAAGATAATGGACAGTTATTTGTACGTCAAACTGACCCATTACCATTAACTATTGTAGGTTTAACATTAGAGGTAGCTATGGGTGGATAGTGTGACCGTAAAAAGATATTATGTAGATATACTAAAAAATAAAGAAGCGTTGAGGTAAGCACAACAATGGCTAAATTAGGTTGGAGTGATTTAAGTCCATTAGGCCAAGCAGGGATAATTACACAGGGTTTTGGTGCGGTAAGTGGTGCTGTTGGTTCTTTTTACGCAGCAAGTGCAGAAAAATATAAAACAAAAAGTTTAGCTTTAAGTTTGCAGCATAAAAAAGATATGGCTCTTTTTAATATGCGTCAAAAAGAAAGTCAAGCACAGCATATAAATCGTGCTTATAACAAACGATTTCAAATAATGAGTTTGAAGCAAGGAGCAGCAAAGTCTAAAAACATAGTATCAATAGCTTCTAGAGGTGGTGTAAGAGGTGTTGGTAGTAATTTAAATGCAATGGTTAGTAATGACATATTGGCAGAGATAGATAAATTAACAATGAATTCTAATAAAGTGCGAGCAGTACAAAACAAACGATTAGAAGGTGTAGGTCTTGGAATACAAGGAGATATGTATGGAATGAGTGCAAGTAATATGTTTGCTACAGCGTCTTCTATTAGTCCGTTTATGAATATGAGCAGTAGTTTGTTAACAGGTGCAGGTAATGTTCTCAGCAGCTTACCAGAAGGAATGTTAAGAGCATAATTATGGCAAAAGTTCCTTTTCAAAATTACAAATTAGGAGAACAAGTAGAAACAGGTTCTGAAGTGCAATTTGGTGCTACTAGTGTAGAGCCACAAAAAGATGTAGTTTCTGATGATATAAAACGTCAGTCTCAAGCTCAAATAGCTTTTGGAAAAACGTTAAATCGAATAGATGATCAGCTTAATGATTCTGAAGCTAAACGATTGTATAACGAAGCTCATTATGAAGTTGAAGCTGTTGCAAACGAATATGGACAATTACAAGGTTACGATGCAGTAAAACCATTAACAACAGAAGGAGAGGGAGAAGATCAAGTATATACCTTAGATGAATATAACAACAATAAATTAAAAAAAATTCTTGATGCTAGTTCAGATAAGGCTAGTAATGGCGTTGTTAAATATATGTTTGAACAAATGATGTCATCGTCTATAAAATCTGCACAAAATAAAATGATTAATCATTCATTAACACAAGGACGTATAGCATTAGAAAACGAAACAAATGCAAGTATTGATATACATAAAACTAAAGCAAAAAATAATTATAAAGATTTTAGAGATCCATCTGGTGAATTTAATAAAAATCGTATAGCGGCACATAGATTATTAGAACAAAAAGCAGTTTTAAAAGGTTGGAATCTTGACCCTAATGCCGTTGATGCTAACGGTAAAAAAATTGGAATAAGTCAACAATATTTAAAAGAAAAAAGTGAGCTTGATAAGGAAATAGCAAAAGATGTAATAGATAAATTTAATGAAGATAAAGATTCAGAAGGTGTTAAAGATTTTTTAGCAAGCCTAAAACCTTATACATCTGATAAAGATTTTCAAGAAACATCTAAAGGTGTAGAACAAAAACACGAAAATTACAAAGGCGAGAACTGTGTTAATGCCACTCTTTCTAATACTGGTAATCAAAACGATGGTGAATTTTTAAGTCAAATTAATAAAACAATGTGTTTAAAATCAAACCATGCGTATGAGGATGGAAACGGAGGGGTTGTTACAGATGGATTACATTCAAATGAAAATGAAACATCAGGTACAAAAACAACAGAAAATATAGAAACATTACAAAAAATAAGAGATACGTCTAAATTTTATTCATCTGAATCTTCACAAGCAGGTACTCTTATACCAGAACATCAAACTACGCACTTATTTGCAATACAGCATATAGGAGTAGAAAAAGCTGATTCTTTGTACACAAAAGCAAAATCAGACATAGAGATTGATAAAGCAAAATACAAAGAAGATCCTGTATATGCTGAAAAAATAAATAAAAAAATTATACAAAGATACAATCAATTAATTGTTCAAGAAGCAGCAAAAAAATATAAATTTGGTGGTGGAGAATATGTAAGCATTATAGAAAACGATTTAGCAATTATAGAAAAGGGTATTGATTACAATTATAAAAATACTAACGAAGAAGTTAAGGTAGATTTTGTTACAGGTTTGCGTCCTATAGAAGATTTAAAACGTGAAATTAAAGAAACTATTACAGATAAAGAAACACAAAAACACGCAATAAAAGATTTAGAAGTTAAATACGAAAAAATAAAAAATCAAAAAACACAAATTTATAATGAGAATTTAAACGCTGCAAAAAAAATAGCATTTGCAGAGCCAAACGGATACAAGAATCTTGCAGCTAATGGAATACAAATAGATAGTTTTAGTCCAAAAGATCAAGAGATTTTAAAAAATGGACAGCCAGTAGATTCTGATCAAGGAACGATAGCTAAATTAAAAGATAATCCAGAAGAAGTAGTTAATAATTTAGAGTCATACAGCCATAAAATTTCCAAATCTGATTATCTAGAATTAGAAAGATACGCTAAAGAATTGCAAGGAGGAGGAGAATCAAAAATTTTTGAAGTAACTACTGATAACAAAATGTTTAAAAGTGTTTTAAATAAACATGGTTTTGGAAATTTAGCTTTTCCAGAAGAAGATTTAAAAGGCGATGATGCAGCTAAATATAATGAACTTGAAGATGCATGGAGAGATAGAATAAATTATGCACAAAGAATAGAAGGTAGAAAATTAAGTAGAGCAGAAAAAGAGCAGTTATTAGTAAATGTATTATTAGACAAAGTAAATGTAGGTAAAAAATATAAAAAAGAAGTTACTTTTGCAACTGTTATTGAAACAGGTGAAAAGGATAAGTTAGATAAAACATCTGTTCTTGTTAAAGTAAAACGTGCTGATGGAACTGAAACAGAAGATCGCATATTTAATTCCGACATACCACCAGATATAAATATTGCAATAATGGCTTCTTTGTATAAACGTAAGATACCTATGAATCAGCAACAAATTGCACAACTATGGCAAAACATGGGTAGGCCAGAAACTTTAGAAGAAGCAAATAAATATATTAAAGCAAGTAAAAACTATGAATTATTAACTATGGAGGAATAATATGAGTTCATCAAATCCTTTTGATAATGTTGGTAACGATCAATTTTTAGGTGAAAGCTACGGATCTAATGAAAATGATTATGTAGATGACAATCCGTTTGACACATATTTTAAAATACAAGACAAACAAAAAGAAGAAGTACTAAAACAAGTTCTTAGTCTTGCACAAAAAAATGATCCAAACAGAATTGGGAAAGCACAGATATTAGCTCAAGAATTAAACATACCACCTGACATGGCACTAGATAGTGAAGGTGTATTAGAAATATTAGAGGAAAGAAAAAAACAACAAGAAATACAGAATCTTAATGCACGAGATTTAGCATTAGTAAATCCATTGTTAGCAAAACAATTGCGTGATCCTAATTTTGCAGCAATAGCATATGACAATATTCCCAGACTACAAAAAACTGAAGGTTTATTCCCCGGTTTTAAAAAGTTAGCACAAAACTATTACGAAGGTGATGCAAGGGGAACTATTGCAAGAGAAATGGGAGATATTGGAGATCGTTTAAAAACCAACGGTGTACCGTTTTTAGATACAAAAAGAGGATTTGAAGAAGGATATGTGCCTACTCAACAAGACTTAGATGACTTAGAAGCATTAAGAGTAATGGAAGAAAGATTAAGAGAATACGACAATAATGGTATTGGTCTTCTTGAAGGTTTTGCATATATACCGGGTTTATTGCGTGGTGGTCAAATTGAAGCAATTACAGCAGGTTATGGAACGTATTTATTAACAGATGCAGCAACAAAAGCATTTACTTCAACTTTTGGTTCTCAATTATTAGGTAGTGATGGCGGTGGCAATTTTATGGGCTACGGAGTTGGTTGGGCAGTTGGTCAGGTAATTTCACCATTCATAGGTCTGTTTACTGGTATGAATGCTTATACCAACAAAATGACTTTAGACATGAAAGAGATAGCATCTGGTCATCAATATATGGAAGCAAGAAGTAGAGGTATAAGTGTAGAAAATGCACAAGTATTAGCAGAAATAACTGGATGGGGTGAAGCTGCTATTGAAAGAGTAGGAATAGAATATTTTTCTCGTGTTTTAAAAAAAAGTGCACCGGGTTATTTAAAACTTATTGACCCATTAACTAGTCCATTAATGAAAAAATCTGGATTAGATAAAGCAATAAACAGAGTATTTGCAAAAAATGTTTTAAGTAACGGTGGACGCAAACTTACATATAAAGCAGCATTATTTAGAGGTGCAACACAATATGTGTCTAACGTAGGAGTAGAACTTACTACAGAATTATTACAAGAATTAAATGCAATTGCAGGTATAAATTTATTTGCTGAATTTGAAGATGGAGTAACTCCAATTAGTGCAGTAGAAATAGGAGACAGAATTTATAACACAATGGATATGACTTTTAGAAGTATGGTTTTATTTGGTTTATTGCCGTCAATAGGTAGTTTTGCAAATGATTTTACAGCGGCGAGCAAAGCAAAAAAAGATACCGCAATATTATCTAAGTTAAGTCAAATATCTAAAGATGACGTAACAAAAAAAAGAAATAAAACTGCATGGCAAAACTGGGTACAACAATTAGCCGATCAAAATAATGCAGACACAATACATATAAATGCACAGGAATTTAAACAACAATTAGATAACAATGCTATTACAGAACAGCAATTAGAATTGTTTTCACCAGAACTTGCTAATCAATTAAAAAATGCAGAAAAACAAGGTTTATCAGGAACAACTATACAAATAAAAACTGGTGATTATTTAGCAAATATTTCTGGTACAAAATTTGATGAGTCATTAAAACCACATATAAAATTTGGTAGTGACCAAATGAGTTTGACAGAAGCTAATCAATTTTTTAAAGACCAGCCAGAAATATTAAAAGCAATGAAAGAAGAAGTTAGTAAACAAAAAGACCAATTATTACAAGATCAAGAAGAATCAAGACAAATAGAATTACAAATTACAAACCAATTAAAGAATTTAAATATTTACAAACCACATAATGCCCGGTTTTTATCACGACTAATAGGAAATTTTGCAAAAACATATTCTCAATACACAAATCAAACACCTTCACAATTTATAAACGATCATTTTTATAACATTCAATTAGACACCAAAAGTAAAAATTTTGGTCAACAATATTTTAATCAAGACGGAACAATAAAAACAGATTCGCCATTATTTAAAAACTGGTTTCGTAAATCGAAAATGGTTAATAAAGATGGTACACCAATGGTGTTTTACCACGGAACTACAGACAATATAAGACAGTTTGATTTAGAACACCCAAACAGATTAGACACAGGGTATTTAGGCAAAGGCATATACGTTACTCCTAACAAAGGATTGGCAAAGATTTATGCTGATATTAAAAAAAGTAGATTTAGAAAAAAAACAGAAGATAAAAAAATATTAGAATTGTATGTACGTCTAGAAAATCCAAAAACAGTAAATGTAAATAGTGGGATTAAATCACAAAATAAAGATGGCGGTAAAGCAGCGGCAAATGCATACAAAGATAAATTAATTAACGAAGGACATGATGGTGTCATTATGGTTAATAATTCTGGAGAAATAGTAGAGGTAGCTGTTTTTGATGCAAATGCTGTTAAGTCTGTAGACAATAGTGGTAACTGGTCTAACGAAATAAATGACATATATAAACAACAAGTTACAGAATCCTTTGAACAAAAAGCAACACAAAAACAAGGCAAGCCAGTATCAGAAGAAGTATTTCAATTAGCAAAAATTTTAGAAAATTTTGATTTTGCTAAGAGTAAACCTTTTGCAACTAATCGTGATTTTAAATTAGAAATACAAGGTCGTATACAAGCTGCTGCTAAAAAAGCAGGTGTAAATTTAGCAGATTTTAGTGTAGAAACAGAAAAATATCTTGTAAAAACTTTATTAGAAGATGCACGATTTGCTTTAACAGAAAATGCAAATGCTGTTGGTTGGTATGACGAAAAAGTATCTAAAGCAGTACGAATACTTTCCCTTATATATCCAAAAGTTGCTACTGATAAAAGACATGAATTTGTATTTAAATGGGCATTAGCAGCTACATCTAACGGTATAAAAGTAGATAAAAATTATGAGTATGCAGCAGATGTGTATGAAAAATGGTTGAAGTCAGAAGAAGAATTAGGTGAAGGCAAAGGCAGATTGCCAGAAAAAATGTTAAATGCACAAGGCGAAAAGACAGGTGGTACTGCAAGAGCAGCAATGGAAAAATCTTTTAAAATATTAAATTTATTATTTGATAAAAAATCTTTTGCAGAATTAGAAGAATTTATGAGAACTATGCATACTGTAAGAGAAGTGCATGAGTTTGTAGGAACATATAAAAATGGAAGACAAATAAAAGTAGGCGGTGGTTATGGATTAGATGAAATGGTTTATGGTGCTGCAATAATGGGTCCAAAAATTGGTAATGGATTTTTTGCAAATTTAAATGGCAACTATGACCAATTAACTTTAGATAGATGGGCTATGCGTACATGGGGTCGCATGACAGGTACGTTAGTTTTAAACAAACAAAAACAAGCAAAAATAAAAAGAGGGCAGATAAAACAAATAATTAAAGCTTTGACTAAGACACAGAAAAAAGCGTTTGAAACAATTATTGGCAGAAAACTTACAATAGGTGACCTTGATCAATTAGCTATTGATATTGAAAAAGCATCTACTACAGAAGAAAATCGTAAATTAATGGCGCAAATAGCTACTTTTAAAGAAGATCCAAAACATAAAGAAATATATGTAGAAATTAATGGTAAGCCAAGAAAAGATGATGCCACAGTTTCTCTTGGTGACTACTTGCGTAAAAGAGGTAATTTATTAGCTAAAGATAATGATGGTCAAAAAGAAGCACCAAGTGGTGCTCCAGAAAGAAGAAATATAGAAAAAGTTTTTGCACAAGTATTAGAAGTTTTGCAAAAAGATTATCCTTCTTTAACAATGGCAGATTTGCAAGCACTTGTTTGGTATCCAGAAAAAAAATTATATGATTCTGCAAAATTAAAAGAAGCAGTAGTAGAAACAAATTACGAAGATAATGAAGCACCTGATTATGCCAATGCTGCTGTTGAATTTGCTGCTAGAATAGGTATACCAGATGAAGACATACAATCTGCAATACAGGAGGTAGATGATGAGTTACAGGCCGTTGAGCAATCAAGAGGAACACAACCTGATGCTGGAGGAAGAGGAGAGGTACGAGGAGATGATGGAACTTTCCAACAACAAGGAAGAATTGACGAAACCACAGGACTCCCTCTCAACCCAGATGGAACTGTCACCGTCTACCACCACACCGACAGAAAATCAGCAGAACAAATTAAATCAAGTCGTGAACTTAGAAGTGCTGGAGAACCTGATGTTTACGTTACCACCAGAGCTATCGCAGATACTGGCTACGGCAATACAGCAGTTGCCATCAGAGTCGACCCTTCTAGACTTAGTCTCGATGATGAATTCCCTAACGGACGAAAAGATTACAGACTCTCAGTTGGAGAGCCTAGAGGATCTATTCAAGTAAAAGTAGGAGAGTTTGCACAGCAACAAGATTCTGACGGTGCTAGAGGTCGTTTTCAACCAGATACATTAACAGCATTATTTACTACACAAGCAGATTTCTCAACTTTTGCACATGAGAGTGCTCACTATATGTTAACTGTATTAGAAAATATAGTTACAGGTGAAAATGCCCCATTAGAACTAATAAATGATTTTAATATTTTATTAGATTTTTGGGGTGTAAAAGATTTAGAAACATGGAAATCTTTTGACATTGATCAAAAAAGAAAGTACCACGAATCATTTGCATATAACTTTGAAATTTATCTGTTTGAAGGTAAAGCTCCAAGCACGGCATTACAAGAAATGTTTAGGAAATTTAGTAGATTTATTAAAAGAGTTTATACAGATGTTATTTACAAAGTTAACGCTGCTTATAAACAAGAAACTGGTCAAGACTTGCCTATGCTTACTGACGAAGTAAGAAACGTAATGGACAGAATGTTAGCTGTTGATGAAGACATAGTACAAGCAAATGCAATATATGACATGAAAGGTATGTTCCAAACACAAGAACAAAGTGGGATGAATGATACAGAGTGGGCAGAATATACAGCAGCATTAGAAGAAGCAGAAAACGAATCAATAGAAATAATGACACGGCAAAGCATGAAACAAGTGCGTTGGTTAAATAACAAAAGAGAAAAAGTCAGAAAACAATTTGATAAAAAAGTTCTTAAATTGCGTCAAAAAATTGAACAAGAAGAACTTGAAAAATTAAAACAAGATCCAGTTTATAAAGTTCAATCATTTTTAAAACGTGGTGAAACATTTAATGAAAAAGGTGAATTAGTAAAAACAAAAGGTATTCATAAATTATCTATTAATAGCATTAAAAATTTAATTCCATTTTATGACGAAGACGTAGCAAAAGCAGATATAAAAAAATTAGGTACTGGTCAAAATGGCATGGTTAGAAAAAACGGTTTAGACGCAAAAGTTGTAGCAGATATGTTTGGGTTTGCATCAGGAGAATCATTGGTAAATGCATTATTAGAAATAAGACCTATACAAGATGTTGTAAAAGAACGTACAGATCATCGTATGTTAGAAGAACATAGTGATTTAATTGATGACAGACAATTAGAATTACAAGTACAAGAAGCAATACATAACGAAGCAAGAGCAAGATTTATAGCAGTTGAACTAGGATTTTTAACAAAAGCTATGCAGCCAGTAAGATATCAAGTTGCTGCTGCAAAACAAGTTGCTCAAGATATATTGGCAGAAATGAAATTATCAGAAATAAGACCGTCAGTATTTACAAGAGCAGAAGCTAATGCGTTAAAAGAAGCTGAAAAAGCAATGAAAAGAAAAGATGCTGATTCTATTAGAGATGTTGTACAAGCAAAACGATCACAACTTTTAAACAATCAACTAGCAAAAGAAGCTATAGAAATACAAAAACAATATAGAAAACAAGTTACAAATAGAGATTCTTTATTTAACAAGTTTTTTGGATCTGATAAAAAATTATTTAAAAAAGGCAAAAGTCAACGAAATTCAGATTTAGTAAGTGCGGGTAGAGCAATATTATCTTCTTATGGTATTGGACCAATAGTAGAAAATCCAATGGTGTATGTAGAAAATATGAAAGAATATGACAAATATATGTATGAAGAACTTAAGCCTATGATTGAGGACACACAAGCAGCCGAAGGTCAGGCAGATATTACAGATTTAACTTATGAAGAATTTTTAAATTTAAATGATTTGATGGAGTCTTTATGGCATCAATCTTTACGTCAAAATCAAATGAGAATACAAGGTGAATTAGTAGATATACAGCCATTAAAAGATACTTTAAATAATCGTATGAAAGTAATGATATCTAGAAGTAAAAGATTAAGTGCTAGAGCAGCAACACCTATTGGAACAACGGAAGCTGTACCAACATCATATGGCAATTTTTTAGGGTTGTTAGGATTTGGAGCAAAACTGAGAAGAATGGAACCGTGGGTTGACATGATGGATGGAGCACAAGGTGTAAATCCGGGATTTCTTTCAGCAGTATTAGAATTAAAAGATGGCAAATTAGGTGATTTTTATAATACCTTATGGTTTCCAATGCGATCAGCATTAGATGAATACAGAGTAGATCAAACTATTTATACAAAAGAATATGCAGAATTAGTTGGTGCTGTTGATTTTGGTAATACAGAGATTATGGCAAATGAATTTGCAATGGTTTCTGAAGAGTCTCAAGCATATAAATTTGGAGGAGAAAGTAATGGCAGAGGGAAAGTTGAATTGCTTGGAGCTATGCTGCATACAGGTAACGACAGCAATAAAAAGAAATTATTACTTGGCAGAAAATGGGGCAAACTTAACGAAGATGGGTCATTAGATTCAACTCATTGGGATGCGTTTGTAGACCGTATGATTAACGAAGGACATTTAACAAAACAAGATTTTATATTTTTACAGTCAGTATGGGATTTGAATAAAAAGATGTTACCTCTTTTGCAAAAAGCACATAAAGAAACTGAAGGATATTATTTTAAAATAGTTAAACCAACGCCAATTGTGAATAGATTTGGCGAATTTGAAGGAGGTTATGTACCTGCTAAAGGCGATCCAAATATGACAGATGTAAATATTAAAGATGAAATAAGTACCGCAAAAATGGAGTTTAAGAATTCATTACCAAAAGTTGAAAACGGTATGACAAAAAGACGTAATGAGCAGTTTGCACAACCACTATCATTGCATTTAGGCTATATGACAAAACATATAGATGACACACTACGTTATGCCCATATACAACCAGTAATCAAAGATTTATTAAAAATAATAGACGATAAAGAATTTACAAAGTTATTAAAAATTATAGATCCAACTATTAAAGATGAAATGATAATGCCTTGGTTAAAATCAGCAGCTAGTCAAAGAACATATTCACCTAGTGTGCTTGGTCCAAAAGCTGACGCACTTATACAAATTGGTAAACGTAGAACTGGTATGGGAATAATGTTTGGAAATTTAACAAACGCATTTACACAACTTACAGGTTTATTCCCTGCACTTATAAAAGTAAAACCTAGACATTTAATAGAAGGCATAATTGAATACATGAAAGATAGAGAAGGCACAATGCAAAAAATTGCCGCAGCATCACCTTTCATGGCAGATAGACAACAAAATTTAATATTTGATATTCAAGGCAGGTTAAACGATTTAATTATAAATCCGAATAATTTTCAAAAAATGCAAGAGTGGAGTAAAGCTCATGGTTATTTTTTACAACAAACATTTCAAGGTATAACTGACGCTATTGTCTGGATTGGAACTGTTAACCAAGTAACTGAAAGAATGCCTGTAACTATGAGCAATGAAGAGGTAATGGCTGAAGCTATTAAACAAGCAGATGCAAATGTTCGTATGACACAAGATAGTTTATTGCCAGAAGACAGAGCAGCATTTCAAAACATGGACCCTATAATTCAATCATTAACACAATTTACTGGTTACTTTAATATGATTGCAAATTTAGATTTTACGCAATATCAAAAGTTAGTTAAAGATGAAATAGGTTATAAAAATAAAGGTATAGGAACAGAGCAAGGATTTTATTTATATCTGTACACTATTCTTATGCCAGCAATAATCTCAGGTCTTATTATGCGTGGTTTAGGTGGCAGATTAGGAGAAGACAAAGATGATGATGGCTATATACATGATGATGTAGCTAAAGCATTTTTAGGAGATATTATGGGTTACAAGGCAGGTTTAATACCTGTAGTAGGACAACTTGCACTTATTCCAATAAATGCACAAAATGATCTGCCTTGGGATGACGATATAGTTTCTAGCCCAAGTATTGAAGCATTGCAAGATTCGGCTCGTGTAATCCTAGATCTTCCCATAACAATATTCCAAGAAGGTTTAGAAGGCACAACAGGAAAACAAATAAGAGATGTTTCTACCTTGGTTACATTAAGAACTGGCATTCCATTCACACCATTAGGTAGAACATTTGGTTATTTACGAGATGTACAACGTGGCTATGCTAAACCTAAAGGACCAGTTGATTTTATAAGAGGTGTTGTTACAGGTAAAACAGGTACAAGATAATAAAAGTGTGACCGTAATCTATAAAGTTATTGATAACCTTAATAAGATAGTGAAAATGTCTAGTTAATGACGATAAATTCGACTACACGAAAGACTAGTAATTTGGCCGGAAATGGCAATACTCATACATATCCGTTTGCCTTTAAAGTTTTTACAGACGCAGATGTAGTTGTAAAAAAATTAGAAATAAGTACAAGTATAGAAACTACCTTAACTCTAGGTGCTAACAATGATTATATAGTTACTTTAAATTCAGATCAAAATGGTAATCCCGGTGGAAGCATAACTTTAAAATCTGGTGGTAACAATTTTAATTTACCTTCTGGTTTTCAACTCGTTATTACATCTGCTGTCGAACCATTACAAGGAACAGATCTTACTAACCAAGGTGGATTTTACCCAGAGGTTATTAATGACTCTTTAGATCAAGCAGTTATATTGCACCAACAACAGCAAGATGAATTAGATAGATCAATTAAATTTTCATTAACTAATACTATTGGTAGTTTAGAAATTACAGAAAACGCTAACGCTCGTAAAAACAGAGTATTAGGTTTTGACAATTTAGGTGAGTTTGAAGTATTAAAAGAACTAGGAACATATCGTGGTAATTGGGCTGCTAGTACTTCTTATGCAGTAAGAGATCTTGTTAAAGATACATCTACAAATAATATTTTCTTTTGTAATACAGCACATACTTCACAAGGTGCACAGCCATTAACAACTAATACTAACTCTGCAAATTGGGATTTAATAGTAGACGCAGCATCATCTACTACTGCACAAAATAATGCAGCGGCATCCGCTACTGCATCCGCAAATTCTGCAACTGCCGCAGCTTCATCTCAAACGGCAGCAGCAAATAGTGCGACGGCCGCAGCAACGTCAGAAACTAATGCAAGTAATTCTGCAACTACTGCATCTACAAAAGCTACACAAGCAGACGCATCTAAAACAGCCGCCCAAACTGCACAAGCCGCAGCGGAACTTGCACTTGATACTTTTGATGACAGATATTTAGGAGCAAAACAAAGCGACCCGGCTACAGATAATGACGGTAATGCACTTATAGATGGAGCGTTATATTACAACACAACATCTAACATAACTAAAGTTTATGATTTAGGTACAACATCTTGGTTAGTTGTAAATATAACTGGTACTGATTTAACAAATACAAATACAGTCGCTGGTGCAATTAGTAACGTTAATACAGTAGGCGGCAGCATTTCTAATGTAAATGCAGTTGCTAGTAATTCTAGTAATATTAACGCTGTAGCTGGAAATAGCAGCAACATTAATACAGTTGCAGCAGCTAATACAAATGTTAATTCTGTAGCTGGCAGTATTGCAAACGTTAATACTGTGGCAAGCAATATATCTAACGTCAATACGGTAGCAGCGGATATCGCTAAAGTAGTTACTGTCGCTAATGATTTAAATGAAACTGTTTCAGAAATAGAAACAGCAGCAGCAGATTTACAAGAAACAACTTCAGAAATAGATACTGTTGCTAATGCAATTACTAATGTAAACCTAGTAGGAAATAATATAAGTAATATCAATGCAATAGGTACTATTCTTGCAGGTCAAACTACATATGCAGTAACTGTTGCTAATGGTGTTTTCTATATTGATGGTGTTGCTAATCCAACTCTAAGTATTATTAGAGGGTTTACATATATATTTGACCAATCGAACAATTCAAATGCTGGACATCCATTAGCTTTTAAAGATGGAAGTGGCAATGCTTATACAACTGGAGTAACTGTTAACGGTACGGCAGGTCAATCAAATGCAAATGTAACTTTTGTTGTACCTTCTAATGCCCCTGCATCAATGCGTTATTACTGTACACAACATGGTAATGGCATGGGTAATACTATTACAGTTGGTGATGACAATATTGGTGTTGTAGCAAGTGATATAAATAACGTTAATACTGTTGCAGGTTCAATCACTAACGTAAATAATGTTGGTGGTAGTATTGCAAATGTTAACTCTGTTGCTAGTAATTTAAGTGGTGTTAATGCATTTGCTGAAAGATATAGAACAGATAATAGCGGTAACAATCCATCATCTAATAATGATGGTGGTGATTTATTTTTTAACCAAGCAAGCGGTAAATTACTTGTTTATAACGCTAACACTTCTGCATGGGAAGAAACACAATCTGTTGGTAATTTCTTTATAAATACTATCAGTCAATTTTCTGGTACTGGTGGTAATAGTGCAACGTTTAATGGATCTGCATACAAATTTACATTAAGCAATGCAGGTCAGTTTGCTCAACAAATGTTGGTAAGTGTTGCTGGTGTAGTACAAAAACCAAATACAGGCACAGGACAACCTAGTGAAGGGTTTGCTTTAGATGGTGCAAACATTGTTTTTGCTGCCCCACCTCCAGCCGGGGCTGATTATTTTATAGTTACTATTGGTGCGTCTGTAAGTATTGGTACGCCTAGCGATGGCACTATTACAGAAGCCAAATTAAATGCTAGTAACAATCCTGTTAATGGATATTTTTTACAAGCACAATCTGGTGCAGCAGGTGGTTTAACTTGGGCTGCTGTAGATCTTACTAATCTAAGTGCAAACAATTTAACTTCTGGTACTTTACCTAATGCTAGATTCCCTGCAACATTGCCAGCAGTTAGTGGAGCAAATCTAACTAATTTACCAGCAGGTAATTTAACAGGCACAGTAGCAGATGCTCGTATCACAAGTTTAACAGCATCAAAATTAACAGGTGCTTTGCCCGCAATAGACGGATCAAATCTTACAGGTATAAGCACAGATTTAGTTGGTGACACATCACCACAACTAGGCGGTGACTTACAAAGTAACGGTAACGATATTGATTTTGCAGATAATGATAAGGCTAGGTTTGGTGCATCCGCAGATTTAGAAATTTATCATAATGGTACAGACAATTACCTAGTAAATAATGCTGGACATTTTAGGATTCTTAATGCTGCTTCTAGCAAGGCAATAGTATTTAGCACAAGTAATACCAATAGATTCCAAATTAGTGATGGCGGTCATTTAATTCCATCAGCCAATAATTCCTACGATTTAGGTGATACAAATTATCGTTGGAGAAATGTTTACACTAATGACCTTAACTTATCTAACGAAGGTTCTTCTAATGACGTTGACGGAACTTGGGGAAGTTATACTATACAAGAAGGAGCAGAAGATCTTTTCTTAGTAAACAAACGCAATGGCAAAAAATATAAATTTAATTTAACGGAGGTAACATAATGGCTATTTATTATGGTGACGGTACTAATTCAAACGGTAGTTCTAACGGTGGTCGAATAGTACAAACTTTAACTTCTCACAAATCTGGAATTACAAGTCATACTGGACAATCTTGGTCGAGCAACATAGGTGGACTTACACAAGCAATTACTATGAGTGACAGTAATAATAAAGTATTAATTTTATATACTATAAACATGAGTGCAGCAGCAAACGTATATTCTGGTCAAGCACGGATAGTAAGAGGTAGTACAGCTTTAGGTCAAGGAGCTATTAGTACAAGTGCACCTAATCAAATTGCAGCAAATAACCATTTTTTTACAAGCTATGATAGTTACTCAAGTTATGGTATGGAATGTTTAGCTAATGGTTTTTTAGATACTCCGGGTTCTGGTACTCATACTTATGCTGTACAAATGAGAAGTGGTTACAACAACTATGCTGTATGGTGTAACAGAAGTTATGCAGACTCAAACTATAATAATTCTGCTTCTTCATCATCATTCATTACACTTTTTGAAATCGCACACAGTTAACTATGGATCACGAAGCAATTAGAAAAGCATACCCAACCGTCATAACTATAGACGATGACAGTAATGCAATTTTAGATAAAGATGGTGCAACAGTAACTGTTGAACAATCAAAAATTGATGAAGCTAGAGTTACATTAAACGCAGAATACGAAGCGACAAAATACAAAGAGCAAAGAAGATCAGAGTATCCAGATCCGGGTACGCAATTCGATTACATTTATCATCATGGTATTGATAAATGGAAGACAGACATAGTCGATCCTGTCAAAGCCAAATACCCAAAACCTAGCTAATTATGGGATTAACAAAAATTTCTACTGATGGTGTAAAAGATCAAAATGTTGATCTTACTAAATTGCCACATGGCGATAGTAATAATGATGGTAAATTTTTACGAGCTAATAACGGTGCAGACCCTACATATGAAACTGTTAATACTGATTTAAGTGCTGACAGTTCACCTCAATTAGGTGCTGATTTAGATACGAATGGTAATGATATTGATTTTGCTGATGGCGATAAAGCAACCTTTGGTGCTAGTCAAGATTTAGTTGTCCGTCACAATAATAGTGACAACAATTCTTATGTAGAAGAATCAGGTGGTGGTAGTTTAGTTGTTAAGTCAGATGATTTTTATTTACAAAATGCTGGTGCTAACCATACACAAATAAAATCTGATTCAGATGCTGAAGTAGAACTTTCACATAATGGTACACCAAAGTTTCAAACTACACAGGACGGAGCAAAAGTTTTAGGTACTGGTAATCTTATATTACCTGCTGGAGATACGAGTCAAAGAGGTACAGGTCAAGCTGGTTCTATTAGATGGAACACCCAGACATCTATGTTAGAAATACACAATGGAACTACATGGGTAGGAGTTGGCAAAAGTACACCACAAATTATAAGCGTAACCAATCAAACTACTAATGGTGCTGCTGGTACTACTATGGTTATTAAAGGCGAAGGTTTTGTTAGTGGTTGTACTGTTCACTATGTTGGAAATGATGGCACTAATATTGCAGCAGGTTCAGTAACGTTTAATAGTTCTACGCAACTTACTATTGTAAGTCCAGCATTGACTGTAGCTAAAGCACCTTACGCTATAAAAGTAACTAACCCAGATGGTGGTTTAATAATAGCAGCACCAGAGGTAGAAGTTACTGCGGGTAGTGCACCAAACTGGACAACAGCTACAGGTCAATTAGGTGGTGGTAGTATCCAAAAAAATGCTGCTGTAAATATAACTGTTGCAGCGTCAGACGCAGATGGACAAGCTATTACATACTCTGAGACAACAAGTGTTTTAACATCTAATAGCAATACACCTGCTGCTACTATGAACTTATCGTTAAACAGTTCGACAGGTGTAATTTCTGGTACATCTCCTAACGTTTCCGCAGACACAACATATAACTTTACACTTAGAGCAACTGATACTGCTACTAACTTTTCAGACAGAAACTTTTATATTATTGTACAGGCCGCACCACCTCCTAGCTATTGGTTTAGAGGATCATCACAAGGTGGTAGTGGTTTAGCAAGTGGCGTAACTTGGAGTCATACAGGTTATTATCCTAATGCTACTGGTGGATCTAACGCTAACGCAGATAGATTGTATAACTATGGTCAAGGTAACAGCGGTACATACGCTGGGTTTAGACAAACTGGATATACAAATGGTATTACAATACCTGTAGGACACGACAGATGTGATATTTATATAAGTGCTATTGCTAGATATAACTATTCAAATGGTAACCAATGGACTTCAACACAGCCAAGTGGTAACAGCACAGGTACTGGTGCGTTTGGTAATTTAATGAGCAACCCTAGTACAGGACTGCATACTTATACCATACCTTCACAAGATCAAGGTCAAGTGAGGTATTTTATAATGTCGGGATACGCTGGGCAAAATGGTAGCTGGTCACAAGAAGTTACTTTAGTCAAAACATATAACCAAAACAATCCATAATTACTTTACCTGTTCTCGCAATTGCCTTGTCATTATACCCATAGTGACGTAAAGAGGACTGATTGCTACTATAAGGAGCAGAACGACTATGCTCATTACTGAGCAAGCTCGTATTACGGACTCTTTAATCATGCGAAAAATTCTTGATGCTTTAACAATTTTAACTACTGTCTTGGTTTTGGGAATACTAGGCGGTGGTTTTTTTACATACAAGTATGTTTCATCTGAGCAATTTAAAGCTAAGATTATGAACTCTATACTTGGCGAGGTAAAGGGGTTATTGCCTAATGTATTAGATAAAGGATTGCCTAACATGACAGGGCCATCAATTCCTACACCACCTTCTTTGAATAAATTAAAATTTTAATTGGAAATACCTGAGATACATATACCTGATGTACATATCCCATATACCTATGTGCCTGACTATGGGCATTCAAATGTACAAATTATAGGTTGCACTTACTATCACAGGGATACAAAAAATACAGGCAATAGAAATTTAATAATAGAAGATCCTAATGGTGTGATTAGTAATTGTCCATACCCTAGTTTTAATCCGTTAAACTATGTGCCAGATCAATTAACTATTACAGAAGAGATGCCTAATCTTGCTAATGAAAGTGAGATGCCAACAAGTGAATCACCTAAAACAGAGACAACAAACAATGAGAAAAAAGAAGAAGAATACAAACCTTGCCCTCCAGAAAACGCACCATTTAGGGAAGGAGATTACAGAAATGATAAAAAAATTGAAAGATTGGTAAAATATGAAAGAAGTATAAATGGCTCTTGTGACCCGATCTGGGAAGACGTACCATTCAGAGAAAGTCTTATTGGTACTCCTGAGATACTTATTTCCACTACTGTTATTGGCTTGGTTGCCGGTGGCTCTGCGGCTCTTGTACCCTTGATACAGGGGGCAGCGAAGTCAACTATAAAACAATTAGGTAAACGTCTAAATAAATCTAAGGCTTCAAAGAATGAGAGTGAGGGATCACCTGACCGGGAGGAACAGTAACTGCAATGCCTTCGCATATCGTTGCAAACTTACCTGTAAATTGAACTCCGAGTTTAGCTTGTTCACCACATACTTTTAGCCTAAACAAAGCGACCTCTAGTTCAGTTTTCTTATACAATAATTCCTGATTTTTTATATTTATTTCTGTTGCCTGATGACATAGTGCAGGTGATTTGCCTAATGGAATAGTAAACTGTGCTGATATACCGTAGTTTAAATTATAATTATCCTTCTCGAACCTTGGTGTACGCTGATAATATTTGATCTCACCGGTATCTTCGTTGTAAATTGGCTGAATAGTTTCTGTTGATATAGGTCGGTTGAATGACCATGAGTCTGTAAGAAAAGGTGTAATGGTTAAGCTAGGTGAACTACAAACTATACCCTGTGACATACGAAACTGAGGAGTGCTTTGTGGAGCGATCATTGTTGCGTTATTATTTACTGTACCCTGTGCATTAGAGCTAGGACTTGCAACTGTTGTATTAGCCAAAACCCTTGCAGGGCAAAGGATTACAAGAATTACTGACCAAAGGTAGTTTCTACAGTGGTTGTTGTAGTAGTATTTATTACCCGATTTATTGTGGTTATTGTATCTAGTCCGGGTGAAATTATTGATTCGACTAAACTGAAAGGTTGACCTTCGTTTACTATTTTCCATCTAGGCACACCCTCCAAAGTAGGACTTGTATATGAAAACTTAATGCCGTTAACTGTTTGTTCAGCATCTGCTGTGGGTATTGAATTAATATAACCATTAACATCTGCACTTTCTATGTTCGTGCCTGAGACACTTAGAGAATACCCTGTCCGAAACTGATGAGATACCACCGATTCCGTTATTACACTTTGGGTCTGGGAATTTGTGCTTGAACTTCCTGTACGGAAGGTAGGAATTACTGGATTTGCAAAGGTTTTGACAGGAAATAATATTATTAATAGCAGCCAAAATTTAGTCAATGGTTATTGTTACTGTTGTCGATCCTATGCAACTAGAACCAGATCCAAATGCACCGCTACAAGTATGTACACCACTAGATAAACTTGTCATTACTCCAGATCCTAATGTACCACCCGATCCTATTGTGGTCTGTCCACCAAGATGAGGTAGTGCTGCTATGCCTGACGATGGAGTAACTGCTGATGGTGTTGCATCACCCATAGTTACCGATTCCGTAAGCGAAAAGGCAGATCCTGATGTTGTTACCGCTTTGTCTGTTTGAATCATGGCAGGTACACCTGCGGTTAAGCTGCCTATATTTAATCCACCAATAGCACCTGCTGTTGTAGATCCACCACTAGTTACAGATGGTGTTATGTTTGTTCCTGATATTGAATATGTCGTGCCTAATTTATTAGTAACAGAGTAAGGCATATCTACACTTATCTGTGCAGATGTCGTAAATTTTTGCGTGATGTCTGCTAGTGCTACAGAAGGACTAAACAGTAATAGTAGTGCTAGTAGTTTTTTCATTTTTTTGATTTGGAATCATCAATCTCTGCACCAATAATTTTAATTGGCGTTTCAATTCTAACTGTTTGATAGTTACCAGATTGTGATGCTAGTAACTCTTCTACTTCTTTTTTGTTTAATGGTTTGTCTTCTGGTTTAAATGTACCGTCACCTCTTTTTTTAGCACCTTCCAAACCAAAACTCGCTAATGCACCTGTTAACAAACTTGCCGGAAAAGTTATATCCTTGGGTTCGTTGCTGTATCCCGGTAGCGTTATGTAGTTAAGGGATACTATAAAACCACTCCATGCAACTACAACAAGTCGGACAACAACAGATATAAAAGTTAGTTGTTCTTCTTTGTCGGTTATATTTTCTTTGAGCTTTTCAAAAACTCCTTTCTTTTCCTCTGCCATAATTAGGATTTATTAGTCATACTATACATAATTACCTATTTACGCAAATGACAGAGGTACAAGCGATGTTAATAGGGGCAGGGGCTACTGCTTTTGTTATGGTTTTATCTAACATGAGTAATCGTAGAGAGAAAACTATTATTGATATATACAATAGATTAAACAAGTTATCGCAAGCGGTTAGCAGAATAGAAGGCAAGATACAATAACGTGTGCTATGTTTGGAAAAACAAACAAACTATGTACAAAATACTAAAGCCTATATTATTACGCTTCCTTTCAACGACAGGGTGTAAAAGATTAGTGGTTGACCTTTGCCGTGCTTTCGTAAAGCAGACCTCGAACACATTGGACGATAAGGCTGTTGATCTTCTTGAGCAAAATTTGTTTCCTAAATTGAACTAATGACTAAAGAAAAATTTCTTAACATTGAAATTGAAGAGCCACCTATAGAATTGCAGCTATCAGTTGAGATGCGTATTAGAGAAGTTTTAAAAAGCGATGATTACGTTGGTGTAAAAAAATATTGCACGCATTTAATTAGACATCAAATGAAACAAGATGTATTTCTTGCAAGTTTGTTAGGAAGAATTATAGAACTAGAAGCTGCATTAGATAAAAAACATAGAGCAGATGAATTTACTACTATGGACAGAATAAGAAAATTCTTTCATAATTAAAAAAAAGGAGTTTTATTATGCCAAAAGGAAAAGGTACATACGGTACAAAAAAAGGTAGACCACCAAAGAAGTAAGCGGTGGTCTACTAGGCTCTAGTCTCTTCCCCAAAATCTAGAGTCGATACCTCAGAGTGTTCTTCTGGTCTGCTCACTCTGGGGTATTTTATTTAAAAAGGTATATCGTTATCGTTTCCTTTATACGATGGAGGTATGTCTTTGCGATTAGCTTGGTAGTCATTATCTACATCAAACATATTTACCATTATTGATCCAGAATTTTCTTTGCCACTAAAGTCAGGTATCCCTGCAAAGTTTATCCATTTATCTAACAGCATAAATTGTTTGCCTTGGTCATTCTCCATGATGACTCCAATGTTAACCCAATTTGCCTTGGGATTACCATCCCTATCTTTGTACTCTCGTGTCTTGACGGATAGGTTCTTGATCTTTCGTGCCATAAGGAATTTCCTGTAGTATGCGTATGCGGACAAAACCACCAAGGTAGTCTTGATCCATTGTTGATATAACAGTATTAAAACGTTTATCGTTTATGCGTAGTGCATCTGCGAGTCCGTCAATACCTGCCTTCATTCTAGCAACTAAATTGTCTCGGTCATAACTTCGTCTGTCTGGTGGTATAAACGTCATTTCTAATACTAATTTTTCTGGCAAAGAATCATATTTATATTTTTTTAGTTGTAATTTTGTAGCAGTATGACAGTTTTGTCTGTATTGTTTCTTCGCTCTAGCTACTTGTGCCCAATGCTTTCTTGCGTTTGGAGAGAGATCTGTTGGCGGCCAACCCAATACTATCTCAATCATTCTCTAACCTCCTTATCTCTTCCTTAATGCGGTCATGGTTAACCTGCCAAAACTTACTATCTAAATCTTCAAACCACCATTGCCTATCTAGTTCTGCTAGTTGGCATTTGTACCTTGCAATTTTTAAAATAGTTTCTTCCTTCATAGTTACTTGCTCCATAATTTAATTAATAATTCTAATTCTTTAATGCGTGTTTTAGCAGCTAAAATTTTTTGTTGCGTTGTCATTAAAATAGGACTCCTTGTGTAGTTGGTTCATATGACGCATCATATCTTTTGTTTTTACCTTTTGGATAAGGTTGAATTCTCAAATTCAAATCTTTATGTATTTTATTCTTATCCTTACCTTTTATAAATAAATAGCGATGTTTTGGGCGTGGTTCATACCTTTCTTGTAAATGCAATTGCCTAATAACATCTTGCCTGTCTGGATACCATTCAAAATTAATCATAAGATTATCTAATGAGTCATCAAAATTTAATATTTTTTTTAATCTTATCCAATCGTCAACTGTTGGAAAACTAAAACCTTTGTCTAATCGAAACCAATGTGCAGCAGTATCTTTATATCCAAAAATTTTATCTAATTGATTAGCTGTAAACTCACCTTTATTTTTTCTAAGAAAATTAGCTATTAAAACCCTATCTAAATTCTCTTCATTTATTCTTCGTTTTTTATGCTTAATATCTTTTCTACCTTTTAATCTGTCTAACACATGAGCTAAGTTTCTGAAGTGAAATTCATTTCCTTCTTTATTTATTAATTTTTTTTGATTAGCTGTTGTGCCTGTATATAAAAAATTACAAGCTTGATATATGTAACCGTGATGGTTCATGTTAGTGTCACTAAAACTAATAATAATGTCAAAATTTTTTAATAATTTTATTGTTTTACTTACAAAAAAAGATAAACAATTTCTTGGTAATCCTTCACTAACACAAAGTCTATTAAGCTCTATAACTTTATCCTTATATTTTTTCCCTGCTACACTTTCACACAGAGTTGGACTAGCTGGCATTCCAAAAGTACAAACCCCCTGTAATGCATGGCCTTTATATAAACCAAACGCAATGGTAATTGATGGTATTCTTTTTGCGTAGTGCTTTTTTAAAAACCAATCACGACATTCAAAAGACATAATTTGTTTAACCATATAAGTGTTAGGTATTGTCATTGTTCCTCCTGTAACTATCCCAATTAAATCCAATTAATGCACCTCCGTTTTCACGCAACCTATCAGTAACACGTTCACCAAGGTAATCCGACAATTGGTCACTAGGAATATTTGATAACAAAATAGATGGTTTAAGTTTTTCATATCTCTCATTTAGTACATCAAACAATATTTGTTTTTCAAACTCTGATCCAAACTGTACGCCCACCTCATCCAGTATTAATAAATCAGGCGATGCAAAGGCATTGATCACATCGCTTTCCGTTTCTTCTTTTGTTCTCCAACTGTCCTTAACCCTTCTTATAAGACGCTGTACGGTGACAAATACTGGTGACCGTTGTTGTTGCATAATGCTCAACGCAATGCCTACTGCCAAATGGGTTTTGCCTGTACCCACTTTGCCAACAAAGATTGCAGAACGTCCTGTTTTTATTACTTGGTCAAAGTTTTCTGCATACTCTTTTGCAAAAGCTAATGCCTTCTGTTGACCACTTGTCTTTGCCTTGTAGCTATCTAATGTACGATCTTTAAATCGTTCTGGAATAGCTGCACTGCCTATCTTCGCTGCCCATATACGTTGCTCACGCTCTTGTTCACGGTGTTTGTCAGCTTTGAGTTGCTCTAAAGCTTCCTTCTCTTTGCGTTCCATCATGCATTTAGGACACTCTGTCCAATGCTCTCCAATAAAATTTGTTGAAGTATACGCAACATTGTGTTTAGGACAAGTGCGTTCTTCTGTTGGCCTATCCTTGTTGATAAGGTTTTCTAAACTCATATCTTTTGTACCCCCTCACCGTAGTTAGTTGTAGCAAAAGACTTTTGTTCCTTAGAAATCCAATCAGATTTAAAACTTTGCCATCCCCTTGCTTGCACCATAACCAATGCATCCTCCAAGCTAATAGAAGTTTTACTAACTTCTTTTTTTATACCTTTTAAGGCAGTTTCTGTTAATGGTTTTTTTAAATTTTTTCTGTGAATAAGAAAATCCTCCCATGTTTTTTTAGTTACATTGTTTGGACGCTTTAGCGTATCCTTAATTGGTTTATGGTTATTGGTTATTGGTTTATGGTTATTGGTTGGCAGTAGTCCACCGCTAGTGGACTTGCGGTTCACTAACGCTGCACTCCTACCACCCTTGGAAGAAGCTGCCAATTTGTTTTTATATTTCTGTATTTCTTCATCTGCTCTTGCAAGTGTCCATCCCTTACCAACATCATGTGTAAAATATTTATTCAACACATAGGTAACTTCGGGTATGTTGTCAGGCATTCTAATTTCACGAGCCACTTCTCCTATATCTTCCAGCAATGGTTTCTCATGCAGGTAGTAGATCATCATGCATCTGATGTATGCAATGTCCTCAATTGGCGTGAGGTGTGCAGTGTGGCTCATGTAATCACTAATGTGAAAAGAGAAATAGTGCATTATTCCTCTTTGTTTAAGTTGTTAATAACATTATCTGCTGCCTGATCTACTTCTTCGTTAGCCATACCCATAGCTTCTTTTAATCTAGACAGTGGCTTATCTTGTTTGTCAGGATTAGGAGTAACGTTTACTGGCTCTTTAAAATTAGTTTCTTCATCTATTCTTACAACAGAGTTAATTGCATCGTTCTTTGGTAGTCGTTTTGCAATACGATGAATAACAGTTTTCTTTGCCATCTGGTCAAACCATTTAACCCAAGGCGAATGAGGTGATGAACTAGCTTTGGATACCTGACGGCACTTATCTATATCTGACATAGACATAACCTCGTAATACTCACCTTCATTAGTAGTAACAGCAACTGCATAAACACATATAGGTTTGCCACGATCACCAGTGATTAAAGGTTTGTGTGTAATCTTTGGTGCAGTACCTAGTTCGTAATCAAATAAATCATTTTCATATACAACTTCAGCAGATAAAGTTTTAATTAATCCGCTGTTATGTAATACCTTAATAATTCCTTCGACCATCGGTATGTACTGAACTGATTGCCCATACTGAACTGCTGCTGCTTCTTTGCCATCCAAGTACAAACCATCTTTTGCTGCACTCATAAAAGTTTGTAGCAAACTATTTTTGTCTGCCTGTAGCAACTTTGGATTTTTATTTAGCGTTAACTTAAGAACACTAATAAATTTATTTACATCCATTTGCTTTGGCAAAGCTTCTGTAAATTTGTCTGCCATTTTTTCTAATGTTCCTTGCATGGCTACAAGTGGTGTGATTGATGTGGTCATTTTTTTAAAGTCCTTTTGGTTGATTAAATTTAAATTGGCGAAAGCCTTTGCGTGGGTTTATGTATGTACCCACCATGTCTTGAGTAATAAATTTACCCTGACTACCTTTAGTCATGCCGCAATTGATAGTTCCATACTTAGAAACAATCTTGGATGCATTCTGACTTTTTTCTAAAATTTGTGCTTTTATTGAATCTCTTTGTTTGCCTAGTGAAACGTACTCTTTGTTAACAGCATAGTAATCATCAACTAGTGTGTCCATGTCTTCATCTGCTGCAAGAATTACACCTGCTTCTGCTTGGTTATATAAATTTTTGATTATGTAATCAGAATCTCTGGAGTAGTCAATGTTAGGTGGTGTACCTGTTTTGATTCTGCTCCAAAATTCTTTTACTCTTGCTTCTAGCTGTTCGCCAACAGCCTTGTCTCTATCTCTTAAAATTATTTTCATTTCATTGCCACCAACTAATGCAACTATGCACCCCCAACTAATGTCTGAAACATGAAGCTGGTGTTGAAGCTGCATTTCAATAAACGGTGGTGCGGAAATATTTCCATTACCATCGTCTTCCCATTTAGTTCGATAGACATAACCGTCTACATTCTTGATCTCCATAATTCCTACTTCATCACCGCTTGTGATTTTGTAGTCAAAGGATGACCCCATACGATTTTCATTTGAAAGGTAAACATCAAAAGGTTCAACTTCCCAACCTTGTTCTTCAGCACATCCTTCAGCAATGGATTTTTCTAAACGTCTACCCCAAGCCATTCTAGGACTGTCTATATGTTGGACAAGCTTTTCTTTTTTCTCGTTATACAATTCAAATTCTGATTTGTATGGGTTGAGATTAAATAAACATGACACTTCAGTGGAAGTCACATCTAGTAATCTGTTTTCTAACCAATCTTGTTTGTTGGTTATTGGAATTTCTTTTAAAGTCATAGTTCTGGTGTTTGTTGAAAGTTTACATAGTCTTGGTCAGGAACAATTTGCATTTTCCATTTACCAGTACAAACAGTATTCCCACCTGAGTTCCATGTAGGATCTTCCTTTTCATATTCATAATCAGAAAGTTGATACTGCTTTTCTTCTTCAATGCAGCCTGACTCAAGGTGTTTACGGCTACCATCAGTAAAGCAACATGAAGGCCAAACAATTCTGGTAATCTCCATTTGTATTTCCTTTAGCCTGTCATCAAGTGAATACTCGCTGTTGGCATAAAGTTCGATAGTAATTTTTCTCATTTGTCTAGTCCTATATGAAGTTCTAAATTTTCAATCCCATTTAGTTCTGATGAAAGTGTTTCTAAAATTTTATGAATTGCTTTATCAGATAATTGAGAAGTGACAGTTTTGTTTGGATTAAATTTTTTAATTTTTTTCATTGTGTTACCTCCATAACGTGTTGAATAACTGGGTCGCTGACAAATGTATTCACATTGTCACGTTGCTTTTTACCGATAACAGTTAAATCTCTAGAAACAATTTGTGCTGCTTCAAGTAAACTGTCTGCTTCAATCACAAATGTGTGATGAATAGTTTTTCTTTCTACGATTTCGTATTTGGTCATGTCAATAATGGTTAATAGTGTTTTTAAGGAAAATAAAAATGAGTGTGACTAAGCACACCCATATAATGAAAGTTGTCATCAAGTGACCTCCTTTAATACAATTACTTTTTCTGATTCATAGACTTTGTCTACAGTTAGATTGATTGCACAATCTTGTTCCATGTATTCAATGTATTGGTCATCTGTCCAATTCATAGAATCACTATCTATTTCGTATATGCCACGCTCCATAGCAACTGCTTTGGCATGATATACATAAAACATTGATGCAAGTTTTTCTCTATTGAGTTTTTCTGAACTTGCAAAAGTTTTTTGAACAAGACTAAACTCACCATCTTCATTTACTTCGTGACCAATTACTAAATAGAATGTATGGTCATCTAATTCACACTCAAGAGCTAACTCTTCATCCCAATCTTCAGAAGTGTGCTTTGAGTAGGGAAGGCTGGACAAATAGTCCAACCTTTCTAGTTTCTGGGTGTCATTCATAGAAATCCTTTTTCCTCCAAGTCGTCAAACAGGTAAGAGTTTTTAAATTTGATTTCAATATTCAAATCAGATTTTTCTCTGTAGTTAACCAACTGGTAAGGACAATCCTTTAACCAATTTTGGAACTCAACATTGTTGTTGAGCCATCCAAAATAGCGTTCTGCTTTAGATCTATCCATTATGAAACCACCTCTAAATCTTCGATCTTTTTCAAAGATTTACAACCTGCATACTCATGGTAAAGATGACGTTGTTTGTAATCTTCAGAATTTTTGTCCTGAGTGTCAGTATCGACAAGAGTACCGCCATCGAATGCCCAATGTTCTGTGTCCTCAATATCAAATATTGATACTGGTATAATCTGCCAACCTTTAAGTCCGTAGTCTCGTTTGGCTTTTCTTACGCATCTGGTAGCGTGTACAATGTTTGGCTCGTAGCCTATAGACCATGTGTATGTACCGTGGCCTACCCAACAGAAAGCAATTACTTCTCTCTCTTGTAGTTTGTACTCAACTTTTTTAGTTGACTTTTTTGACTTTGAATTTGCCATGTGTTTGTTAATAGAAATTAGTAAACAACAATTGAAGGTATAACACCTTCATTAACTAGTGTACAACATAATGCAACACTTGTCAAATAATTAATTTAATCGTATGCATCGCTTTTCTTTAAAACTTCTACCTGTGACTCACATCTGGGGCATGATAAGTTAGTCATTACTGAAAACTCAGGATATCCACTCATGCCCTCTTCAATATCGACATCAGAACCCCATATAAGATCGCTATCACACCACCAACACCTCATTTATTCTTCTCCAAAAATAATAGAATATGGGGTAATATTTAAATTTAATTCCCATGCCTTTTCAAGTACTGTTCTTTGAACACTGGTAGGAATTAACCCTGATTTTTTCCATTTTGAAATACTACCGCAGTGCCTATGAATAATTCTAGCCATAGGACGGACTCCCCCAAATTCTTTTATACAGTGTTCAACTGGCGTAAGTTTTGCTTTTTCCATATCTCTATATTGGCATAAATGCAACACT